TCCGTCGACGGGCGCAGCTAAATCCAAGCGCGCGAAAAGGCAGGGACGCACGACAGCGGCCACGCCGGTCGATGCGTAGAGGTTCACGCCTTGCGTGAAGGTGAAGTGCGAGCGGACCGGCTTTGTCCGTGTGACTTCGGCGATCACGTCGTCCACATACTGCGCGGTGGCCTCGGTGCCATCCGCGCCGGACAAAGTCATGGAAAGATCGAACGTGTGCGGCTCGCCCTTGGGCTCTTTCTGCCACCACTCGGTGACTTCCACGGCGCCGCCAAAGCTCTCGACCACATCGCTGACGCTTTTGACCGTGCCTTTGTGCTTTTGAATCTCGAAGGCACTGGCGATGCGCGCACGCTTGATGTGTTCGGGCCAATCGCTGCGCCATGTATCCAGCGACAGCGCCCAGGCGAGCCACGGGAGCAGATCCAGCGGACACGTCTTGGGGTTCCACAGATCCCGCACCGGGACGGGGATGTTGCCGATGCGCGCTGTCGCGCCTTCCAGCGCACGTTCGGCCTGCGTGGCATTCGGCGGCAGCAGGCTATTCATCGTTGCCGCCATAGCGAAGGTCGATGGCCGTGCAATACGAGGCCTGCGTGCGGCTGATCACGATGCGATCCGTGGGCGAATCGAGATCCACGCGCTGCATGCCGGGCACGTGAATGGCGGCATCCAGTCCACTACGCGTGATGTCGCGGCCGAGCTTGTGCGTATCCATCACGAACTTCGCGAGGGTCGTGTCGGAGTTGGCGAGCACGACGGCGCTGTCGGGGCCGGCGAGCGTGTAGCGCGTGCCGCGGATCTGATACGGGATGATCTCGGCGCTTTGCACGATTACTTCATCGGTCAGCGGCCGCACCTTGACCGCGGACAGCGCCGCGGCGACGGCATCGAGCGTGGCCTGCGGTGCTGTGCCGTCGCCGGTGCGCGACAGCACCGTGACGAGCACTTGCCCCGGCGTCGGGCTGGTCGCGCTCGCGTCCAACACATCGGGACTCGCGCTGAGTGCGTGGAAGATATACGCGCCCTCCGGCCCTGCGACCGAGAACCCTTCCGGCGACAGACGAATGCGCCGCAGGTAGTCCTCGTCGCTCTCCATGACCTTGGGGATGCCGCGCGAAGGATCGCCCGGGTCCAGCACCAGGCGCGCGACGTTGTAGAACGCACCCAGGTTGTCCAGATCGGTGCCCTTGGCGTACGGCAGCATGACCGCCTTGGCGCCATCGTTAACGCGCTGGCGTAGCAGCATTTCCCGGTAGGCGGCGACTTGCAGCACCTTGTACGCCGGGTCGGATTCGGTGAGCGCCGTGAACGTCGTGTCGCGTGTGCGCAGATCGTCGAGCATTTCGGCAACGATCTGCTCGAACGAAATCACCTCCACGACAGCAGGGGCCGGGAGCTGCGATAAATCGACGGCGGCTACGCCAGACATGGTTGGTAGGCAACGGAGCAATGCATGGCTGCATGCTGCGAGGGTGCACCGATGGGTGCGAGGCCATGGCGTTGTACCAACAATTCGGTACATCCGTTGCACTCTGCCGTAGCGACACCAGGCAGGCACCATGGCGACACAACGTGGAGCGATCGACACCGCGCGGGAACGCGATGCCGACCATCCAACCTGCAGCAACACCTGCAAGCCAGACCGAAGGCTCCACACCCCGTCGACGGAGCCCGGCGAGGCTATCACGCCCGTCAAGAGAACCTAGGGATGCAGGATGTTCGCTGCTCGCGCTGTGCGAAGTTGCTCGCACGCGCACAACGCTTTGATGTCATCGAGATCAAGTGCCCACGCTGCGGCACGTTCAATTCATTGAGGGCCGTTCCGAGCCCCCTGCCAGAGAGCCAGGGAGCATCCATCGGAAACGACCATGCACGACACGACTACCCCCTACACACTTCATCGCGGCGACGCGCTGCAGGTGCTGCGCACGCTGCAGGATGCCAGCGTTGATGCGGTGATCACCGATCCACCGTATTGCTCAGGCGGCCAGACCATGGCCGCGCGCGCCAGGCCGACCGGCGAGAAATACGTTAACGGCGACAGCAAGACCAAGCTGCCGGACTTCGAAGGCGATTTCCGCGATCAACGCGGCTTCCTCGCCTGGGCAAGCCAATGGTTAGCGGAATGCCATCGCGTCACGCGCCCCGGCGGTCACCTGCTGGCATTCATCGACTGGCGCATGTTGCCGACGATGACGGATGCGGTGCAGGTGGCCGGCTGGGTATGGCAGGGAATCGTCGTATGGGACAAGACGGCTGGTTGCCGCCCACAACGCGGACGCTTTCGTAGCCAATCGGAATACATCGTATGGGCGAGCCGTGGACCGATCGACACGCAAGCCCATCCGGTGGTGTTGCCCGGCGTGTTTTCCGTGCATCCGCAGCGCGGCGGCAAACAACATCAGGTCGGAAAGCCGGAAGCACTCATGGAGCAGCTGATGGCGATTACTCCCGCGTCCAGCTCGGTGCTAGACCCGTTCATGGGGAGCGCGACGACTGGCGTGGCAGCGCTGCGAGCCGGCCATCGGTTTGTTGGTATCGAAATGTCGGAGGCCTACTACAAGGTCGCCACGGAACGGCTAAAGCTCTCTGCGAATCCGTCGATAACGTAACCGAACGAAGGGATTGGCCACTGGTGCTTTGGCGCCGGTGGACTCCCGCGTGAAATGGTCCCAAACAGGAGAGTAGGGTGTGGACACACTGTCGGACTGGTTCAACAACACTCTGGTACAGAGCGACATCATTTCGCCATTGATCGGTGCTGTGCTTGGGGTTGTATTTGCTGGATTCAGTTCAGCGCCACAGGGGCAAGGACGTGCACCGTCGGTACATACGACCACGATCATCTATAAAACGATTTACATCCATCACGGGAATAAAACGTCCGGTGGTCCAGACGACATTTGGCCTTATCTCATTGCATGCGGCATGGTGCTTGTTCTGACCATCTGGGGATACAGCTGCTACTCGGCCGTTATCCTTGGCCTTTGGTCAAAATTGTTGTTCACATGCCTCAGCTTCGCTCTTGCGATCGCTGTCATCTCATTGCTCAAGGGGCAATTCAGTTCATGGGATTGGGCCGGCTACGTCGGCATTCCGTTGGCAGCCCTGGCACTTTGTCTGTATTTCATAAGCTTAGCTCAACAGTATCTCATCCCAGGCGCAAGCGAGGCTGCTCGTTCCTACGGGATACGCCATGCGTGGGATTACTACAACGTGCTTAGTCACGATCAAGCCAACTGGATAGTGTTCCAATTGGTAGGGGTTATGGCTGGTGTGCTTTGTACGTTGGCATCTGCTATACGTGCCATTCATTACTTGGCCTTGATGAATCAGCGCGCGGAGAATTTTCTCGATCCGTTTTGGCGTCTGCTCGTACGCATGACGCTTCCTGCCTCAAAAACAAGTTCGATGATCGGCCTTCTCATTCTTATGGCCTTTTCATGGTTCAGCCTTAGCGGTTATCTGTTTCACTTTGTTAAGAGCTGGAACTGAGCAAGCAGAGTATCGCGGACCAATAATCGGTCTACCTCAGTAAAACCCAGCAGCTCACGTCGTGGATAGCGCACTCGCGGGCCGCCTGGCGTAACGTGATCCATAAGGCCGTACTGGTGTACACGTGCGATGCGCTCGACTCGGCCCGTAAAGGTCACCTCCGCGCCCTCGGCGGTCGATCGCGCTTTCATATATTTGGCCGTCCGAAGTTTCGCAAACATCTTTCCTCGCTTGATACGGCCAGCCTTGCTGCGTAATTGTCGCGCTTTGCGAGGCGCGTAAGGCGTGCCATCCGGATTGCGCTGGTCGGCGATCCGTTGCTGCTGGCTCCGTCGCAAAGCGATCGCCACCGATTGCGCGACGCGTCGGCGGCCGATAGGGCTGATGGCCAACAACAGCCCATCCACCCAGTCTTCAAGCAACGTCAGATCGGCGTCACTCACGCAGGCTGATCCCACTCTGCAATCAGGTCGTCACGCAGGAAGAGCCGCCAGTGCTTGGCCGTGAGTTGCGCCTCGGGCGCCGGCTCGTCCACGTGCACGATGTCCAGGCGTCCGGCATCACCTTCCGACACGATGACACGCTCGGTGAGCTTCAACGAAAGGCTCAGATCGCACGCATCGTGATAGATGATGTCCGCCTCGAACGTGATGCCGTCGGGCCGGAGATCCACGTTGTCGAGCAACTCCGGCTGATGGGCGCGCACCCACATCAGCAACGGCACCATGACGGTATCGGGATCGCCAGCGTAATCGGTTAGGATGACGTTGAGCGTGTAGCTGTACTCGAACGACAGGCCCGGCACGTACGTGCCGATCACCGATCCCTTGTCGACGAAGACCAGCAAGCTATCGGGGTTGCGCGCAAGATCCGGCAGCGCCGCCACCAGGGCCTGACGTAGGCTGGATGGCTTGTTCATGGCGTGGTCTGGTTGGCATGTACCCACGACTGCAAGGCGTTCAGTTGCTCGATCGCCGCGTGGCAGGTGGCGTAGTTGTCGACGACGGTGCCGGCGATGGCAGAGAGCGCAAGGCCGCTGGGCTGCGCATCAGAAGTTCCGGCGGAACCGGGCAGGTCATTCGAGGCCGCGGCGTCGTGCACGCGCACAAAGCCAACAGGCACGGTGCAAGCAGCATCGGCTTGAGCGGTGACATAGATGGGAATCTCCTTGGTGAGGACAGCGCTACGCTCGCGCACGATCTGCACGCGGTCGACGTAGCGCGTCACGATGCGCTCACTGGCCTTGGCCGCTTCCAGCTGACCGGCAAGCGCTCGCTGTGCAGCGATCGCCGTCTCGGCGCGCGCGTCCGCGTGAGCGATCCGCTGCATGGTGACGACGTGATAGAGCCACAGCGCACCGAGCAGGCCCGCGCCGAGCAGCACCTGGCGCAACAGGGTCATGCCACCTCCGGTGCGGACTGACGTGCCGCAGCATGGCGTGCGTACGCCTTCGCAAGTTTCACGTCGTAGAGGTTCTCGGCATACGCCGGCCCGTTATAGAGCCGCGCGAACGTCGCCCATTTGCGACTGCGCAGCGCCTTGAGTAACTCCGCATCGCCCTGGATGAAGCGGACAAACGCCTGCATCTGCTCGGCCTCGCCGTTGGCAAAGACCGTGGCCATGTGCGAGGCACCGGCGTAGCCAAGCGCTTGGGCGTGGTAGCCCATGATCTGAAAGCGTCCCCAACTGCACGACTCGACCGCTGGCTCGCGCGCGATGGCGGTGGCCTGCGCGAGGCGCGCGTACTCGGCCGCACCACCCACATAACCACCACGGACCTGACTCAGGATCGCTGCCGGCGCCTGGACGGTCGTGGGATCGATGCCGTGCGCCTGCAGCTGCCGCCAGAACACGTGCCGTTCGAACAGAATCACCACGCGCCCATCCGGGAGGTACCCGGTGCGCGGGCTTTCCACCTCGATCACGGCGTGGATGGCGGCGCTTTCGCATTGGAGTTGGTCGGCGGCGAGCTCCACGTCGACCTGTGTCAGCGCATGCGGATCTACGATGCCAAGCAATGCCTCCTGGGTGCGCAGACCGGCGATGCCGTCCTCGACCAGATGGTGACTGCGCTGAAACGCGCGTACCGCACTTTCCGTCGTCGCGCCGTACCAGCCGTCGACGCTGACCGCGTGGCCGGCACGGTTCAATCGCTGCTGCAGCACGGTGACGGCGGCGCCGTGGTCACCGGCGCGCAGGGGGGTGGAACTAGTCGTCATGGTTCGTCCGAAGGATGGCGGCGACGTTGCCCTGCGCCGTGAGACTCAGCACGCACAGCAGGAGCGACAGGCCGAGATCGCCGAGGTGGATGGCCGTGGTCGTGGTGTGACCGAGTGCAATACCCAACGCGGTGCTGCCGGTACTGACGATCAGCACCCACGCACAGAGGCTGACGACGAGGCGATAGCGCGCACCGGCGCGCCGATAAAACAGCAGGCGCGCACAAGTGATGGCGTTCGCAACAAACAGGAGCGCGGTGAGCAGCGCGTCCATCAGGAACCTCCACGGCGAAGCCAGCGCGTGAGGTCGAGAGTCTTGATCCGCTCCAGCCCTTGCACGGTGATCGCAATAGCGAAGGCTGCGGCGAGAAACGCCGACACGCCGGTTTCCTGCAGCCCCATGCGCGCGGCCACTTCGGGCGCGGCGAGGTAGCCGATGATCCAACTGATGATGAGATAAATGCCGCGCGAGGTCATCGACACATCGCGTGCATGCAGAGCGACGAGCGCTGCCCCGGCAAACGCACCGACGATGGCATTGCCATCAATGCCGGGCACCAAGGTGGCGATGCCCACGCCGGCCGCCATAAAGGCCAGCGTGGTGGTGGTCGTGGGTTCGGCCATCGGATGCCCCCTTCAGGACCAGAGCTGCACCTGCGCCGTCACCGACGACGCAGCGTGGACGGTGTCAGGCAGGCTGACGGGGTACCCCTGCGGCAACACGGGGCCGAGATCGGCGAGTCCAGGATTGGCGGCCAAGGCGGCTTCGGTGACGCTGTCGGTGCGCCCCAACGCACGCTGGCACAGCGCATCGAGCGTCTCGCCTTGCAGCGCGGGCACGATCATCAGAGCAACTCCACCGTGGCGCGTGGACGACCCAGGATGTCGCGGATGGCGTAGCGCGCTTGCCGACGATAGTCCTCGACGGAGAGATCCATTTGCTCGGCGCGACGTTGTCCAGCGTCGGTGCTGTCGAAGTCGCGGTAGCGTTCGAGCAGTTCCGCCTTAGCGGTGGCGTACACGGCGCGCTGGTAGAGCAACACCAGTCGCGAGACACCGCCGATCACCTTGCTCGGCACGGCCGCGAGCGTGGTGCGGCCCAGCGCATCCTGCTGCTGTTGCCAGGCATCCAGCTCGTCCTCCACCGCGGACATCGCCAATGCGATGCAATCGGTGAGGCGTGCATCGGTGACGGTACCGTCCAGGCGAAGCACAGCACGCACTTCGGCAAGATCGATCGCGGGATACCACTCCCCGGATCGGATCGTGGTTTGTCCTGCGGTAGGTGCAGTGGCGACGAAGCCGGACATCGTGACCTCTTCAAAATGCGGCGGTGGTCGGTGGGTCATCCGGATGGGAGAGAGGTCATCGGATGCCCACCGAGCCGCCGCGGCGCTCGGGGCGAGCTCAGGGCGCGGTGGCGAGCTGCTTGTGCAGCTTGCCGATCTCGGTCTTGATGCCGAGCCGCGGGTTCAGGTGCAGCGCACGCTGCAGGTGGTCGAGCGCTTGCGCAGGGGAGGTGTCGCGCAACGCCAGGCCAATCGCTTTATGGAGCTTGGCGCGCACTTCATCCGGCATATCACGCCCGTCGGTGAGTTGGCCGACGCGCAAGAGTTGCTCGACCGTCACGCTGCCGGTCGGCTTGTCGCACTGATCGGCGATTTCTTCGACCACCAGCGTGGCGACGTCGCGCTGGTAGTGCTCAGGCAGCGCGAGATCATGCTTCAAGAGATGCGCGGCCATGTCCAGCGCCCGGTCGAGCGCGCCGGTGTCGATGTGCCACACCATCAGTGTCGCGAACACGTCGTCCTGCACCGGCTGGTCCGCGGCGAGCACACCATCGATCCACGCCGCGTATTCGGGCACGCGTTGCCGCTTGACCTCGATCTTTTGCTGGATCGACTGAATGCTCTTGAGCACGCGCTTGTCTTCGGCGAGCTTGGCAAGCATCAGGTCGTAGGCGCTACCGGTGAGCTGTCGCGTGCCGGTGTTGGCCGCCAGGCTGGAGGCCTGGGCGGCCAGCACACGCTCACGATGACGCATGGCGGGACTGGTCATCGCAGCGATCCTCAGTGCTTGAGCTCGATGTTTTCGAACAGGGCGACGGTGCCGTAGTGCTCCACCACATAGGCATCGTTGGAGGACTCGTAGTTCTCGATCTGGTCGCGTTCGGGCCGATCGCGCAGCAGGCGCCGGCGCGCACCTTCCTGCCAGTAAATGGAAAGGTTGCTGAGCGGGGTGACCAGCACCGCGTTGTCTGGGAAGCCCGGCACGCGAATGGCCGGCAGACCGCCCATCGCCTCGCGACTGATCAGGATGTCGCTGGCCAGCTCGTCGGTCGCGCGCTGGTCGCGGTTGAGCTTGGCGAACATCTTGTCGTGCAGCAGCTTGCGGCCGCAGATGGCGACAAGGTCGGTGGCATCGCGATACGGTTCGTCCAGCAGCATCACCGCGTCGTACACCAGCGCGTCGATGTTGGCGTAATCGCAGCCGGCGACGGTGCCGACCTGGATCGAGCCCGGCGTCGCGCCTTCCTTCATCCAATGGCTCGGCGCATCGGTGCGGATGTGCTGCAACCAGCCGATGTTCACGTCCTGCAGCAGCGGGTTGGCCGCGCGGTCCGTATCGGCAGCGACCTTCACGCCGTTGAAGCCGATCAGGATGCGGTCCAGTGCCTGGCGCTTGATGATGGCGTCGCGCAGGCGCGTCTGGAAATCGGGGAATTTCGCCCACGCATCGATCTGCTGGTACTTGATCGCGGTATCGAAGTTGGTCTTCTCGCAGCGATAGCCCTGGTCCTTGAGATCGCTGACGTCGCGCGGCGTACGATCCTTGGTGCGCGTATCGGTACGACCGGCGATCGTGCCGGTGACACCCAGCATCACCTTGTCGCCTTCCTGCTCCTGCACGCCGATCAGGTTGATCTTGCCGAGGAAGTCGCTACTCGCTTGCAGCTGGTTTTCCAGCGTCTGCTGCACGCTCGGCGTCACGCTGAAGGTGGCGGCGGCACTGTCGACGCCGTTGAGATGGGCCACGCGTTCCGCGTAGGCGTTGAAGAGGCGGCGGGTTTCGTTACGCATGACGGCTCCGGATCGGGCAGGCGGTGGGCGGCAGAAGGAGAAGGCGCGAATCAGCAGTCGGTCTGCACCGTGCTGTTACCGCCGGTGGCCGGTGGGCGTGCGGTGTAAGCAGGAGTTGCTTCCAATTCGGCCCGAAGCGTGGCGAAGGCGGTGGCGGTCTGCTGGCCGGCTTGCTCGATGGCATCAAGGCGACGGGTCAGCGCGCCGAGTTGATCGCCGAACTGCTGCGTGACCGTGGTGGTGCGGGTGGCGAGTTGCTCCAGCGCGTCGGCCATGCCGCCCAACGCATCGCCGAACTCGGCGAACTGCGCATCCTGCACCTTCGTTTTGCCGGTGAGTTTGGCGAGGCGTTCCTTGATCGCCGCGAACAACGCGGCGGCGCCGCCATCCTCCGATTCGTCTTCCCACTCGATCTCGATCGGCTCGGCGGCGGTGAACAGGTTGTCGGGGGATTGCTTACGACCGGCGAGCGGGTTGGTGGAGGCCTGCGCGGCAAACGTGAGCATGTCGGTACCGAGGCTTGCGGGACTGTCGGTAACACCCAAGCCCACGAGATACGCGCGACCGGTGCTCGCGAATTTCGGATTGACTTCGATGCTGCTGTAGATCTTCTGTTTCGCCTGGGTCATGGTGACCAGGTCGGACGTGGGTTCGATCTGCGCGAAGAGTGCGAGCTTGCCCTTGAGATCACCGTCGGTGATTTCTTCGGCCTTCACCGCGGTGACATCGCCGTATGCCTTGAACGGACCGTCCGGCATTACGCCGCGGATGTGTTCCAGGAAGATGCGCGCGCCGTACGTCTGCGGGTTGTAAGTCGCAGCGATATCGCTGATCCAGCTGCGCTCCATCGTGCGCCCATCGGTGGTCGCGCCTTCGACGGCAACGCGGAAGAACTTGCTCTTGGCCATGGGCGAAACCTCGTCGATGTGGCGCAGGGAAAGGACGGGGCCATCCTCGACACCGCGCGTCACACGAGCAACGCGATAGCGCGGTACCACCGCACTGGTACCGCGCCGCAAGCCATCGAGTCGAACGCGCGCGGGCGACGATGCGCGCATGCTGATTCCCGCTCCCACCACCGATCTGCGCCGCGGTGCGCGTGCCTTGTACTGGCAAGGGTGGCGTGTGTCGGATATCGCGCAGGAGATGGGCATCGCGCGCACCACGGTGGAATCGTGGAAGACCCGTGATGCGTGGGACGCCGCGCCCGTGATCGAACGCGTGGAAACCTGCATCGAAGCGCGCCTGGTGCAGCTGGTGTGCAAGGAACCCAAGACCGGCAGCGACTACAAGGAAATCGATCTGCTCGGTCGCCAGATCGAACGCCTGGCACGCGTGCGGCGCTACGAAGCACCCGGTGGTAACGAGGCGGATCTCAATCCGAACATCGAGGCGCGCAACGCCGGCCCGAAGAAACAGCCCAAACGCAACGCCTTCAGCGAGGAACAGGTCGAACACCTGCGCAAGACCTTCCTTGCGTCGCTCTTCGAGTATCAGCACATCTGGCATAGCGCGGCGGACGAACGCACGCGCATGATCCTGAAGAGCCGCCAGATCGGCGCGACCTGGTACTTTGCGCGCGAGGCGCTCTATGACGCCATCAGCACCGGACGCAACCAGATCTTCCTGTCCGCGAGCAAGGCGCAGGCGCACATCTTCAAGCAGTACATCCGCCAGTTCGCGCAAGAGACCTGCGACATCGATCTCAAGGGCGATCCCATCGTGCTGTGGAACGGGGCGCACCTGTACTTCTTGGGCCAGAACGCGCGCACTGCGCAGGGTTACCACGGCAACTTTTACTACGACGAATTCTTTTGGACGTGCAATTTCGAGGAGATCAACAAGGTCGCCTCGGGCATGGCCATGCACAAGCAGTGGCGCAAGACCTACTTCTCCACGCCCAGCGCCAAGAGCCATCCCGCCTACGCGTACTGGACCGGTGACCGCTACAACCGGCGCCGGCCGAAAGACCAGCGGCTGGATATCGTCACCACGCATGAAGCCCTGATCAACGGCCTGCGCTGCCCGGACAAGGTGTGGCGACAGATCGTCACGATCGAGGATGCCGAGCGCGGCGGCTGCAGCCTGTTCGACCTGGACGAACTGCGCATCGAGTACACGCCGGACGAATTCGCGAACCTCCTGATGTGCCAGTTCCTGGATGACGGGGACAGCCTCTTTACGCTGGCGATGATGCAAGGTTGCATGGTCGACAGTTGGGTCGACTGGACCGATTGGCAGCCGCTGGCCATGCGTCCATTCGGGTATGCGCCGGTATGGATCGGTTACGACCCATCACTCGGAGAGGGCGGGGATAGCGCGGGCCTGGTGGTGGTCGCGCCATCCAGCAAACCGGGCGGCAAATTCCGCGTGCTGGAACGGCATCGCCTGAAGGGTATGGACTTCGAGGCGCAGGCGGAATTCATTCGGAAAATCACCAAACGCTACACCGTGACCTACATCGGCATCGACTGCACCGGCATCGGCGCGGCCGTGCATCAACTGGTGATCCAGTTTTTCCCGCTCGCGCGCAAGATCCTCTACTCGCCCGATTCCAAGGCGCAGATGGTGATGAAGGCGCAGAACGTGATCGGCAAAGGCCGCCTGGCGTTCGACGCCGGCTGGACGGATCTCGCGCAGTCGTTCATGGCGATTCGCAAAACCCTTACCGACAGCGGACGGCACGTGAAGTACACGGCCGGGCGCACCGAAGACACCGGCCACGCGGATCTCGCGTGGGCCTGCATGCATGCCCTGATCAACGAACCCCTGGAAGGCGCGACCGCGCGCAACACCAGTTTGCTGGAGATTTTCTGATGAACGACATGACCCCGTCACCGCGCATCGAAGCGTTCGCGTTTGGCGACCCCACGCCCGTGCTCGATGGGCGAGAGGTGCTGGAGTACATCGAGGCGTGGCGGAACGGGAAATGGTACGAGCCGCCGGTATCGTTGGATGGGCTGGCCAAATCGTTCCGGGCGACGCCGCATCACTCCTCCGCCATCTATGTGAAGCGCAACATCCTGGTGTCGACGTTCAAGCCGCACCGCTTGCTGAGCCGCGAGGCCTTCGCGCGCTACGTGCTGGACTACCTGGTATTCGGGAACAGCTATCTGGAAGCGCCAAGGAATCGACTCGGCAAGGTGCAGCCGTTGCGGCCCGCGCTGGCGAAATACATGCGCCGCGGGTGCGATGACCTCAATGCGTATTTCATGGTGCGCGGCTGGAAGATGGAGCACGAATTCGCACCGGGCTCGGTGTTCCACTTGCAGGAGCCAGACGTGCACCAGGAGATCTACGGCGTGCCGGAGTATCTGTCAGCGTTGCAGAGTGCCTGGCTCAATGAGTCGGGCACGTTGTTTCGGCGCAAGTATTACCTCAACGGCTCGCACGCCGGGTACATCCTCTATCTCACCGATGCGTTGTCGGATGAAGCACAGGTGGATGCGATCAAGACGGCGCTCAAGAACAGCAAGGGGCCGGGGAATTTTCGGAACCTGTTCATGTACGCGCCAGGCGGCAAGAAGGATGGCCTTCAGTTGATGCCAATCAGTGAGGTGTCCGCGCGGGATGATTTTTTCAACATCAAGAACGTGACGCGGGACGATGTGCTGGCTGCGCACCGTGTGCCGCCGCAGCTGCTTGGCTTGGTGCCCACAGGCACCACTGGCTTTGGATCAGTGGTACCTGCCGCTCAGGTATTTGCTGTCAACGAGCTTGCTCCGTTGCAGGCTCGCCTGAGTGAGCTGAACAATTGGATGGAGGACGAGCTGATTGCCTTTGATCCTTACTTGGTCACTTGCTAGGAGAGCAGGAGATCTGTTGCAAGTGGGCAAGTAAGATCCAAACCGGCATAGCACTCAGCCTATTGTGTTCCGCGCTTTACCGGACAACCCCATCCATCGTACTCAACGTCAAACAATGTCCCCAAGCACGCCATAAATCCCGATATCGAAAAGATGATGGGTTGCTGGATGGGTGTAGTAATCCTTACTAGGATCCGAAAGTCGCCTTCGAGCGACTCGATGAATGCCGATCCATAGCAATTGTCATTGACAAATTGCTGAAGCCGCTCTGCCTTTTGTGCACTTTGGGTATGGAAGGTAAAGTCAACATCTCGTCCAATTGAAAAATTGTCACCATGACTGCTTAGAGTGCTGAGAACATCGGCATCCGCTTTGGCTCCCGATATCAAACTTTCGATCACAGACATCGATTGCTCCAACACAAGGACTCAGGACAACCAGTGCATGGTTGCATTTTCAACGTGAGAGAGGTGCTAATTAGGGCGTTGACTTCCTCGACTCGTCTTCTTGTTGCCTTGGAGCTTTTCAAGGTCCAAAGCGGGTACTTCGTATCCCAAAACATGGGCCATGTAACGTTGGACCGCAGAGTGACCATATAACGAATCTCGCCCCAGATCCTTACGCTCATCAACTTTTAACTCTTGCTCACTTAGTCGCTGAGCAGGGTCATTTGGATCGTAAAGGACCTCATAGCGTCGCCCTGTGAGAGGCTCTTCTCGCACGAAGCTAGGCATCGCCCAATCTTTAGAAGACCAATTGACACACTTGCCCACGATCGGCCACTCGCCATTCTTCAATCCCATGTCACCAAAACGAATGACAACTTGAGCGTCTCGAGGCTTCAAATGGCACAGTGTGTCGAGGCTTGGGAGTTGATCGTAGACATCCGAAAAAAAATAACCAAGCAATATTCCATGGCTTATGAAAGATGAACGTGCGACGACACCTGCAACAAAGTCGCGATTATCCAAGGGCACGAGGAACCACGTGCCCTCTTCATACTTAAATTTCGTTCTCTTCATCAATGACCACTGCCGTTTTGGTAGTTCTGCGCCGCATTCATATACGTATTGTAGTTGGGATTGTTCGGGCTAATGCCATTTCTCTGATTTAGCGAGGGCTTATACGCATCCATATATGACTGCTCAAGGCCTCGTTGGGTGGCGTAATCATCTGTTGGCGCAACAGGGTCAAAATTTAGTGAGGACTTCGCAGGGTTGCGACTGTGCTCTCCTTCACGCCGGATGAAATCGTTTGTACGACCGATGTACATAATGTCACCCGTGGCTGGATCACGCAACGCGTAGACTCCACCGATAGGCCCTACTTGTGCTCTTGAAGGCGGATTGGCCTCACATTGACCAAATTCCCCGAACTCTGAGGCCGGTCTTGGCGGGACATAGGGCGTTGTATCCCGCGCACGCGCTGCTTCCTCTCTATCTCGATCCAGTCGTGCGATTTCCGCATTCGTATCCGGAGTATTTAATGCTTCCGCTTCTTTGGGATCGATTTCAGCCCTGTTGTTTTGCAAACCTAAAGGATCAATAGAACCTAGCGGATCGTTACCGCCATACGCGTATAAACTCCACTGTCCACCCCCATATCCAATCGGGTCAGGTTGCGCGTAGCCGCCGATGCTTGCGTCAAACGTTCGATGAATGTTGTCGCTTAGCCCTGTTTCCGTGTCGTAATACTGACCAGGGAGGCGCAGGTTGTATGTGTAGCCATTACTTGTCGGCTGCTGTTCGCCCCATGGATTCCCTTGATAGGCCCAACTCCATACTGTATTGCCGCCGGCATCTGAGATAGCTCTAGGCGTTCCTAATTGGTCAGCAGTCACATAAGCAACTGACGTCGTCGTGCCTTGACTGTCGAGATTGGCTACCGGAATGTTATCGAGATAGACATATTCTCGATTGGTCGCACCGTACTCGCTTAGGATCTGACTGTCGGGACCATAGTTATAACGTTCCGTCGCACCATTAGCTGTCTTCGACACACGCTCATCGAAGGCGTTATATGTGTAAGTGGCGATTGTGCTCTGATTGAGCTGTACCAGAGTCAGCCGGTTGCGTGCGTTGTAACCAAACCCGTACACGCTGCCGGCTTGGCTGATTGCTGTAGTATTGCCGTTGGCATCCGACGATCGGGCTGCATTGCCTGTGGCGATCAGCTGGTGGGTGTTGGGGTTATAGCTGTAGGTTCCCGTCGCCAAACCACTGCCCGTCTTGCTCAGACGATCGCCTGCCTGGTTATAGGTCACGCTTTCCAGCGTGCTGCCATCGGCTTCCGTGACGGTCGTCAACCGATATAGTGGGTTATAGCTATAAGTTTCTGTGGCCGGATTGGCCCCGGCACTGTTGCCGATGGCGGTGATATCGCCCATCGCATCCCGCGCGACGTGCAGCGTAAAGGTCGGACTGACGAGATCGGTCAGATGATAGTTGGCGTCATACGTCCGCGTCACCGCCTGGCCATTACCCAACGTGTAGCTGCTCACCGGCCCGAACGGCAGGTAGGTGACGTTGCTAACCAAGGTGGTGATGCCGCTGCTCGTAGTAGCGCTGACCCCACTGACGCGGCCATCTGCGTCGTAGCTGTAACTCACCTGATCACCGCTGGGGTGCGTGATGCTCAAGATCTTGCCGCCGGGGCTACGAGCATAGGTCGTGACATCCGTGTGACCACTGACCGTCTGACTCGCCTGGGTGACATAGCCTTGGGCGTTGTAGCAGAACATGGTGGTAACGCCGCTTTCGACGACCCGCGTCAGGTGGCCTATTGGATAGGAGGTCGTACAGCCTGTAACGCTGTTGGCTTCGTCATAGGTGTAGGTGATGTTCTGGGTGTTGTCGGCGTAGCTCGCGCTTAGCCGGCGGTTCAGGGCATCATAGGTGTAGGTGACGGTGTTGCCTTTGGCATCTGTGCCGGTCAACACATTGCCGGCGGCGTCATACGTTTTGGCTGTTATTCCAGTATCGGGGCTGGTGACGCTTGTGGGGTCGGACAAACCGTCGTACTGGTACGTTGTGTTGAGGCCACTGGGATCAGTCACCTGAATGAGGCGATCCAGCGCGTCGTAAGTGTAGGTTGTCTTGGTATTGGCCGTTTGTGCGTCAGCCGGTACAACATTTGCTGCTACAGCGAGAGCAAGCATCAGCCCGGCGAGCGACTTTATATGTGTACCTAGGCGGCCATGCTTTATGCGCTTCCTAACCATCATCCCCTCTCCTGTGTGATTGTCGGCTCGCATGCCCTCCCTCCCTGATAGCGCCCCCAATACTGAAGAACGTATCAATGTCTGTGCATGATCCATGGCCGCGCCCCTGTCAGTTCGTGCCGTTGTAGTTGTCGAGGGTCTGTACCAGCCGATTCAGGGCGTCGTAGCCCGACTGGCGCTGGATACCCAAGCCATCAGCTCTCTGCACCAAATTGCCGTTGGCGTCATAGCTACCACTCGCGCTGGCATCGAAGACCATGTGATTGAGGCCATCGATCACTTTGATGAGTTGGCCCAGCGAGTTGAAGCTTCGGGTCAGTGTTCTATATAGATTGCCGCCGGCGTCGTAGGTCTTCTCGGCAATCTTGTTGCCTGCGGCATCCAGGGTGTACTGCACGTAGTTACCCAGAGCATCGGTGATCTTCACCAAGCGATGCGCCGCGTCGTAACCGTAGGTGGTGGCGATACCGTCCGGATCGGTAATCGTTTGTACAGCGCCATAGGGCGTGTAGGTGAAGCTGGTGGTTGCACCCCCCACACTGCGTGAGGCAAGCCATCCGCGTTTGGTATAGGTCATATCCGTGTTGAGGCCGTTGGCATCGGTTGTGCGCGTAATGCGGCCATCAGCATCGTAAGAGGCAATGGTCGTGACGTGGCCAACGGGATCGGTAACGATATGAACGTCGCCGGTTTGATAGCAAGCTGCGCCCGCGGTGCCACAATTCATTGCGCTACTTGTCATGTAGTAGCTATACGTGATCGTTTGCGCGACGTCGGTTCGTGGCCCCGTGGCCGTCAACATCAACCCTACGAGCGGGCACTGCGTGGTGTCGACAGCTGTGCAATATGTATAGTTGGAGCGACGTACACCCACAGGCACGCTGCCGGTTGCGCTGCAGGTATATCCCGAGGCTGCGCTGCTGGCGGGATCGATATCGCAGCGGGCCAGCACCTGTCCAATGTTGTTATATAGCCATTGCGTGGAACTGGCAGTGCTGCCGGAAGCATCTAGGACAGTTCTGGTCAGGGGAACGCGCAATGTAGCGTTCCAGGTGAAATTAGTGGTGCGCTGTTTGGACGTTCCAGAAGCTTCGATCTGCTGATCAAGCAGACCGTTCGTGTCATAGGTCGTTTTGGACGCATTGCCATTGAAGTCCGTGGCCGAAGCGAGGTAGCCGTTGGTGTCGTAGGTGCTCGACGCATAAGGCTGATCACACTGCACGCCGCATGGTGCGCTGACGGTGGTGCGATGGAATGAGCCGAATTGTTGGTTAAACGTCAGTGTCGACTGCGAGCCGGTCGGATAGGTCACGGTGGTCGTGCCGTCTGGGTTATAGGCCACTTGGGTTTCGGCGATGTTGGAGGCCAGCATCGACGTAGTGGCCCTCCCTTGGGCGTTGTAGCTGATGCTGGTGAAGCGCGTATTGGTTTCGTCGATATCACCCGTCAAAGCGGCGGGGAGATTGGCGCTGCTGGTTAGGGTGCTTTCGTTGTAAACGTACTGGCGAGATGTTTTGTCGGGATACGCAACTGATGTCAGATTGCCGCTTCCGTCGTAACCATAAGTCACCACGCCGCCATCCGGTTCCGTGATGTTGGCTATTTTCGAATTGCTGCTGTAGGTGAAGTTAAGCGTCCGTCCACGAGGATCGGTCACTGTCAGCAACAGACCCGCCGCTGGCGCCACACTGGTGGGCGTGGAAGCGGTACTGTACGTAAGTGTAGTAAGTAGGCCGTCTGTGTCCGCAATGGAGAGCAGATTTCCATTCTGATCGTAGCTTTCCTGATAGCGCGTTGCAGCGTCGAAATAGGTCCACCCTATGATCGCGCCAGAAGAATCCGTCTGCGGAGTAAGACGATCAGCCACGTCCGGGTCGGAGACCCATTGGCCCGAGGTCAAGGTGAAGTTGAGCTCGCGCCCATCCGGACGAAATGCTGTGGCGGTGATTAGTCCGTTACTGACGAGGTATTCGATGCTTCGATCGAAGGTGTGACGCCAATTGGTGCCGATGTGAGCGGGCGCGACAGACGTCTGGCTGTTGTAGTAGCGATGGAAGCTTAAAACCCCGAGCGAGATGTCCGCATCATCTTTGTACTCGTTGCCGGTCGCTGAATTGATAGGGTCGCCGATGCAATTGCAGGATTTACCCAATTCCTTGCCATCAGGATTGCCTGGAACGACTGCCAAATAGCCGATACCTTCGTCAGTGGTTCCAGGATCATAGGCACTGAATGACGATACGATCGCCCCAGTTTGCATATTGATGCGAGAAATATTGCCGCTATTCGAATCGGCAACCCAAAACGTGTGCCCATCTGGATCGGGAAAGACGGAACCGAGTGATCCGTAATACGGACCGTCGTTAATTGCATATTCGTTAAGAACGTTGCCGGAGCTATCCAACAAAAAAACATCATCCCAGCTAGCCACCAGCAGGTTCCCATTGGGAAGCTGACGAATGTCGTACAAAACTTCGGTGCCGCCAAATGGGTCGGCGAGAGACTGTACGAGATCGGATAGTTGCGAGCCAGTGCAAACGTCGAATTGGTGAATGCTGTCGCCACCGGTGGTGTAGCGCAATGTGCATTGATCGGTAGACAGAGCGATATGGTCTATCGCGTCACCTGAATTTGGGTCATTGGGAACTGAATAAGTGATAATCAGATTTCCGCTGGGATCAAACTTGAGAATCGATCCCGGTCCACCAGATGTCAGTGAGTCTTGGCCAACATAAGCATAGCCCTTGTTGTCAAATACTATCGAAGTCGGAAAGGTGTACCCGCTGCCGAAGCTTCCTCGCGTACCATCGCTACTGATTTGATAGACATCATTCGTCGAATTTTGAAAAGGGATGTAGATGTTATTTGACGCATCTGCCCCTAGCGATCCGAAATAGTTGTTGTTGACGCCAAAATTAAAGTTGTCGAGCAGTACACCATTGGGGCTGAAATGCTTGACGTGATGACCCCAAGTGGAGCCATAGCCGGCGAACATAGTGATAAAAACTTCTCCTGGACGTAGAGGGGCTCCGTCTGCGAATGCGGGCGGGGCACACAAGCCAGCTACTAAAAGAGCAAGCAGACACCTGATTGAGAAGCCCCACCTGGATAGGCGATACGAATCCGAAGTACGTCCTTGCTGCAGAAAAAGACTTTTCATTGCACGCTCCATGGGCTGCTATATCGACCCGCTCGACTAGGGTTATGGTTTAACGAAGCATTGATCTGCTAGGCATAGCCGTACGAGCCGCATACGGCGCAGCTCACTATCGGCACAAATTCTGGAATCGTCCTTAGGTCTTGCCTGGCGTCGCTATGAAAACTGGACGCGCTGATGCGCTCGCGGGGAGCGCCGGCAAAAGGTGCCAAATCAATTCCATCTGATATCCCCTGCTTTAAACCTGACGTGTACCTACGAACGTTACATGGCGCGCGCTTGGGCGTTGCGCACGTGCACAGCAGCTTCACAGCAAATAGGTTGCAGATCGATTCGTGATGACTTTGTGATATGCAGGCACTTACCTTGTAGGTGAGCTCGCCTTTTGACGTAGGTTTTTTCCTACGCGCGAACGACGCTGCAATTGGGGCCTTCATTACGAAGAAAACTACGGCAACGTTACGGGAAAAAAGAAACGACGGTCAGGAACCCATGCCGGCGCGCCTTCCTCTTTCACGTCCACATTGCTTTTGGTGATCAATTCAATGGCTCGCTGCTGTGCTGCCTGATTGGTAGTCAAGCCTGAGCTCACCTTTGAAAAGAAACGAGCGCCCACAGGGCGCTCGGTCGGACGTCGGCTTCCGTGCTGCGGCGGGCCCACCGCGGACGCCAGGACTTTCCGGCGTGCCGACCTTAAATCGTCCTTTGTCTGTAGGTCAACGAAGATCGCTGGGCGGAGGGCTGCGGATGTCGCTCAACTCGCGCCGCGCGCTTGCCCCCGCCACGCCCGCGGTGGCTTCGTAGGCCGATTTTGACGCAGGTGTCCACAGTTTGTTTTAGAGCACCGGACGGTTTGCTGCCCGCGGCAGTGACGAGGCCATGAAAGACGCAAGATGACGCGCGGAGTCTGCGTTTGAAACGTCCTTTCGCGCAGGACTCGGCCAGGAAAGTGAGGGCGGGTTCGGAAAAAGGTAATCCGGGTCACAGTCCAGAAAATCGCCGCAACCTAAGCCAACCCGCTAATGACTTTAGAAGTGTAGGCGACCGGATCGTCCTTCAGCATCCCGAGATCAGAGAGTGTGGTCTGCCGCCCCGACGGGCTCGTGACCAAATGCTCAAATGCGGCAATCCTACCGGTCCGGGTCAACCGGAAAGTGACCATATCTTCTGTTTCCAGAAACCCCATTGTCACCAGTTCAGTCAGATTTCTAGCAAGGTGCACTAGCCGCAACGCTTGCGGAGGTCGACGAATATGCCATAGATCCAGACGAATGGCAGATCGCTCATCAGTCGGGTCGAAGAGCGCAACTATTTTCTGTTGGAACATTGTCAAAGCAGCAAATGTCATGGGTGTTCCTCCATGAGAGGGCGTATTTACGCTGGGAGCGCGCGACGTAAAGCCCTACCTTTGGGTCGAGCGCCAGCGAACATTTGCAAATCCAATCAGTGGTCGTGATCCGGGGATTCGGTCCTGAAATGTTTACCGCCGTCATCTTCCATTCGATCTTCCGCAAAATCCTGTCGGTTTTTTTCGGCCTTCACCGAAGCAGCCGTGCGGAGCGGCAGGCGTCGCGGATGTTGAGGTGACGCCGATGGCGAGGCGATCGCCGGGGAAGAAGCCGCAAATATACGATCGCGTTGCGCGCCAATTTCGGCGGGCACGATGGGCGCGAATCTGAGCCTGTGGGGATAGAAGTACAATGAGTTCGTTTGATTGACTGTGTACATAAACTTGTCCTCTTGGGTGCTGGCGACCATCTAATTCGGGCGACCATCGTGCAAGTCATGAGCAGGCTGCGGCCCAGAGTTTCGACCACATCAAGAATCTGACGGGCTCGGAAGGTTGTCAGCTATCGCGCGGATGATGAAGCCGATTACATAAGGGATCAGTCGCATGGAAGGGCGACTTTCGTTATGTATATGCAAGCCTCTTCCACGCA